TCGTCAAGTCAAATGTTTTATAAAAGTTCATCAGGTCTTGTTTTTGTTCTTCTGTGATTTCAGTCTTAGGCATTATATAATTTATAACAGAAAATAATGTATAAAGTAATTAAAAGTTATAAAATAGATTTGTAATTTAAAAATATTTTCTCTTGTTGTATTAGATACGAATATGAAAAAAACAGTTGAGTATTCCATTATTAACGATGAAGTTCATTTTTATGTTAAAGATGATGAACTGTTTAATACGCTATCAAAAAAGGTTAAAATAGTAGTCAATAAAATAATATATACAGAAGACAGGAAAGCTGAAGTTGTGGAACCTAATAATGGTAAGAAACGAAAAATAATTTTATTATAAAGCCATTAAAAGTTATAAACAGATTTATTATTTAAAAATTATTTTCTATTGTTATATTATATAATGGAAAATTTAATTGCACCAGAACCCAAACCAACAAAAGTCAAGAAGACAAACAAGGACTACTATGAAGCCTTCAAACTGAAGAACCAAGACAAAATCAGTCATACGGTTCATTGTGATTGCGGGGGCTCATACAGTTATTACAGTAAATCAACACATATGAAGAGTGTGAAACATCTTAAGAAGACACTTGGAGAACAGGAATACTTGAGAAAACAATTGGAAAAATTAGAACAGAAAATAAAAAGTTTAGTATAAGGTATTTGTTTAAAAATTACTTTCTATGTAGATAATATATGTTGAAATTAAAAAAAGTTTTTTTGGATGACTTAAACAATCTACCATCTGACACGGAATTTATAAAAATTACAAAGTTAAGTTTTGAGGATATAGATGATGATGATGAGGAATATATTTTACGAATAAAAAGTATAAACTTGCCTATATTTCTAAAATACCTATTTATACGAAATATTGACCCTGACCTTGTGTATGATGACACTAAATATTATTTAAACCTGTTTATTGACAACATTAAACTTCCATTTGGTTGTCAGTTGATGTTCAAAAAATGTTTTAGAGAGCTTGAATTTAATGTTGAAATTGATTTAGAAACACACATTAGTGAAGGCGACTATATTTATACAAATAATATCCTAAGTCGTCATCCAAAAATGCGATATGACCTATTGTTGAATAAAGATGCTACTGATGAGGAGTTAAAACGAACATACAGAAAAGCAATTAAAGAGTTTAACAAATTACAGGATAGTTTATTTAAACCAAAAAGAATTGTGAAAAACTGAAAACCATTTAATATAACTTTTTTTAATTTCAATATATATTTTCTATGCATATAATATATGTTGAAATTAAAAAAAGTTTTTTTGGATGACATAAACAATCTACCATTTGACACTGAAACACTATACATCAAAACCTTAAGAATAAATGACAATGACAATGACGAATTATATAAATTCACAAACCTAAATTTACCTGTTTGTTTAAAAAATTTAATTATTGATGGAATAGAAAGTGGATTTATAATGTATAACGAACTTCAATGCGATGATGAAATTAAAGATGCCGAGTATTTTGATGATTTGTTATTAGAACACATTGAGTATATAGTGAAAAACATAAAACTCCCATTTGGATGTAATTTGACACTAAGAACTATATCCTATGGATGTGGTTCTTGTCCTAACTTGATGGTTTTCCATATGAATAATAAAACCAGTAGTTTCCCTCTATGTAAAACCACAGGTTTTTTTAGTGGTGCAAAAGAAGATTTTGAAGAACTGAAAAAATCAATTTTCAAAAAATACAAAATATCTAAGTCCAATATATAGAAATGATTACAGCAAGACTAATTAAAAATGTAGCATATTACATCATAGTTTATAAGTATCCAGTGATTGGGATTGCTTATAATATAATTTCTCATTCGTTTAAGAACTGATATAAATATTATGTATGTATATTATATAGTCAATGAAGAAACAAGTTATTAAGAAACCGTTTATAGTAAGAATACGGGTTGGAAAAATTAGTGTGTATCTATAAAAAATATATAAGTGTATTTTATATGAATACCGAAAATATTATCCTTATTTGTAGCATCAGTGCCAATGTTATTATTGCCATTGTTGGTCTTATTGCTTTAATGGTGCGATATTGCTACTTATCCAAATGCATTAATGTTTCCCTGTTTTGGAACTGCATTAAATTCAACAGGGATATTGTAGAGGAGAATAGGTCAATGCAGATTATAAAAAATGGTTCAACAGAAAATGAGAAGAAACCAGAAGAACACAAAGGACAACCATTAGAATTTTCTAAATCATTACATTTAGATGTTTAATTTATTACATAAATATTTATGTTATAAAATCAATAAATTACTTAAGCGGAGTATTTAGGACAAACATTGTATTTAATTTGTGCCGACCATCTTAAGTTTTTGGAAGCAAGACCAGTGCAACGAATGCGGAATACATCAATACCATTATCAACATCCAAAACACAGGCAATATTAGCATCACTTCTAAAAATAACTTCATCATTGAGAGCAAGAGAAGAAGATGTTCCATTTGCATTTTTAGCAACACCGTGTAATTTGAATGAAGCACATTCAGCCATATCATCACTACAAACAGACACAAAGGCTTCCAAATGAGACACAGCATCAACATCCATTGACATAGTAGTTAAACTGAATTGTGTGTTGTTAGTGGATTGAGATTCAAAGCGAGTTTCAACACAATAACCAGATTGAGAGGAAACTTGTAAAGTTTTAGCATTTTGGAAAACAGAAGGGGATGAAAAGGTTTTAACACCAGCAAGAGTTTGATTTCCAGAAGTTCTAACAACAGTGCTATCAACAGCCACAGCATCACCATCACCACCTGTCAAACCAGAACCAAGAGCAGAAGGGTCAATATGAGAACTACCAACACAGTTTTCACCAAGTTTAGATGAGACAACAGAACCATCAGCCAGTTGAGTTGAACCAACACCACCATCTTTAATGGAAAATGTTTGACCTTCGGCTTCTTGTAAAGTAATTTCATCGGCATTGTAATCAGTTCCAGAAGGAAGAGCACTTGCAACAAAGTTTGAGCCATTCCATTTAAGATACTGGTCTGTAGATGGTTCAAGACCAGCAATATCTGATAAACTTGCACTGTATGCTTGAACATCAGAACCAATAGCAAGACCTAAAGCAGTTCGGGCTTCACCTGCATCAGCACAAGCAGAACCGAGACCACCTTGAGCGAAAGCCAGAGGGACACCGAGTTGAAGTTCATTTGCATACACGTGAGTATCGGCATTTAAATTAATTTGACCGTCATTTGATACAAGTGATAAAGCACCTGAGGTTTCTAATTTGCGTGAATAAGACATATATATTATTCAATGAGAAAAAAATTATTTATTCTTATACTGAAATAAAATTTGTTTCATATAAAAAACTCCAGTTTGTAGGAGAATTTGTGTTATATAATCTTGGTAAAACAGTTTGACCGTGAGGATTAAATGTAATTCTTTCATTTCCTTCAATATATAAACTGTCTAAATTCCAGTTCATTATAGAAACTACACCATCAACATTTTTACAGAATACTTCAAACTCAAACAAACTTGATTTAGAAAATGCTTTTCCCTTTATGTATCCCATTTTATTATTAGGAACATCTATACCACTAACCAGAACAGCATTACTATTTGTTGAAGTCCCAGTCAAATGATTACCAACAATAAAACCTTGCAAACTTGCATTAGAAGATGAAAAAATCCTGTTTTCTTGTGCATTACTTTGCATTATAATATTACTATTCTCACTATTGAAAACATTTAATACACCATTGACCCCAATCCCTAAACAATTTACTTCAGGAGCATATAAACTAACATCACACGAAATAGTTTTATTACAGTATAATTCATTACCGCCATAAGTTAAAGTCAAATCATCACTTTCAGGATTTGTAAAATTGATAGATTGAACACTGACATTATTTAAATTTGTTATACTGTTTCCATCTGCATCATTACCAACATCTAAAACAGATGATAAATTCTGATTACCTGCTTCACCATTTTCAACAGATGATAATCTTGTTTCGTGGTCTTCTAATGATGCGGAATGTGAGTTAGATATTGTGAATAATGGGGCGTTTTGTGTGTCTATGTAGTCTTTTACTTTTGAAGATTGTAAAACACCGTTGCGATTAAATTTTAATAAATTCACATTGTTTTTGTTTGATACTGTGTATTCTCCATTATCAGGATTAAGAGTATGTGCTATTTCATAGTTTTCTTCCTTCAATACAAGTTGATTTGTGATGTCTAAATGTTCTTGAGTAAGTGTATTTCTTTGAGAGTTAAAAATATTTCTAAGAGCCATCTTTAAAAATGTGTTATATATAAATTACAGTTATAAAAAAAATCATTAAATTAATTCAATACTTTTCTCACCTAATATATAGTTTGGCGCTCGTCTATGAAAAAGAACCCAACGAGAATTTAGATTTCTTAAATTTGCTATCTGTGATGATTTGAAACCACAATAAGTCTTCAATAAACTTTCCATTGATTGATATGAATTATGATGAGGAAATACAATTATATCAGTGCATTCTGATAATATGACTTTTGTTTTTTGGTAGTTGGTAGATATGTGTGAAATCACTATACCGTCTATATTGGAATGTCGTCCTTGGATTGCTACATCATTGATTAAACTTAACACCATATTAAATATTGTTGATGGTAAATTCTCGTAATCATCAAATAACAATAATGAATTGTCAAACTCAGTTATAACAGGCGGTTCTTTTACAAAACTTTCTAAATCCAGTCGTTTGATGTATTTCAGTTTATCCAATGTTTCATCTTTGTCTAATTTGGAGATAAGAAATATGTGTCGTTTGGGATACAGTTTATGATAACTGTCTATCAACATTGATGCTACATAAGATTTACCGCTTTCACTTGCTCCAGTGATGTAATACAAGAAATGTTTATCTTTATTCAATACAGGAACAAACACTTCTTCACCTTGTAATTTGTATTCTTTCTTACTGTCTTCTCGTTCCTTCACTCTTCTAAATACATCTTTTATATCTTCCTCAAAAACTTCGTCATTCTCATCATCATAATTTGAGTTATACATTTTCTCAATTTGTTTGAAAACCTTTTGTCTGTCCTTAGGTTTAAACATTTTCAAGTCTTTTTCGTAATCACTAATATACAGTTCTTTTCTCTCCATTTTCTCTGGTTTTTTGTCTGTAAATTTGATGATTTCACCGTTTTTCTTACCATTTTTCACTTTAGCAATGAAACCAGTTTTAAGATTTTTGTCAAATGTTAGATTGAAAAACATTATTATATATAATTGTTCTATATAAAAAAATTATATTTTCCTAAAATCTTGGAAAAGTTTATTTTCTTTTCGTTGATTTTCTCTTTAATTTTCCACCTTTTACGGCATTATTTATAAGGTTTAATCCAGTATTTACAATCTTTTCAGACCCTGGAATTACTGAACCAATTGCCTTTGAACCTGCATTTATTAACAGGTTAGTTGCTACATCCCAGAAACCTCCTTCATTTGCTCGTCTGGCTTCTTCTTCTGCTCGTCTCCTTTCTTCTTCAATTCTTGCCATATCTTGGTTGTATTTGTCTGTCCCTCTTTTGTAAGCAGTTCTTAAAAATCGTTTCTTTTGTGCTTCAGTCATACCAGCCATTTTCTGTTTCATCTTCAACATTTCAGCACTTCCCATTTTATCTTCAGTCTCATCAATCTTGTTGTAGTAATCATCATATTTTTCATCATTTTCTTGGGCTTCTTGTTTCTTTCTTTCTTTCTCTTCTGCTTTCTTCACTTCACTCAATGGAATTCTCCCCCCTATTAAATGTGGTTGATGATGTGATGTGGTTGATGGCATATGATATTTTGGTCGGTTGTCATATCTGTTAAAATATGGGTCTCCTTGTTTATCCATAAACTCATTTTTAACCATTGCATAGTAGGATTTTTTCAAAGCGTAGTTATAATTTAACATTCTATATATATTAAATTATGAAAAAAATATTCTTAGTCCTTGAAAATATAGAAACGATTACCAGCACCAAATTTAGCATAGGTTTTCAAGTAATCAAATACTCTATCATGCACTTTGTCCCATACTTTCATTCTTGCATTTCTCTCTTGTTTCGTAATACCTTCTTCATTCGGGTCTTCGTAGTTCTTAAGTTCTACAGGTTTCAAGCCCAAATCAATATCAAATTCCTTTATCAACAACTTATACTCTAACGGTTTAGTGTTGTCAATAAAATCAATTCTATTTCTGTATAGTATAATACTCTTTGGAGCACCTCTTGACGATTTATAATTATACCTAACTTGAGTTTTCCCAATCTTGCCACTACCAAGAGACACAAACCCAAGTTTGGATGATTTAGCAACTGCTTCTGCTTCGGGTTCTTCATCCTTTTTGTCTTGTAAAACTCCCTCGTCTTTTGTCTCTTCCACATCATCGTCTTTTTCTTCCTCATCACCTTCATCCTCTTCATCATCATCTTCAGCATCATCATCTTCAGCATCCAATATAATTGGTTTGTATGGACTTGGTTTGTATGGACTTGGTTTAGGAGGACTATCACCACCAGCCCCTCCCATAGGCTTGTCTGTCAATGTTGCCTCCATTTCATCCAAAGTCTCATCAACATCTAAAGCAAGTTTTTCTCGTTCTATCACAGCATCAATTGCCTTATCTGCATCAACCATCGTTGTAGCACCTGCTTCCTTGAGTTCAGCAACAACCTGTTGAACTGCTTCAGCATCTTCGGGCTTGGCACTTGATGCGTCTATCACATCTTGAACTGCTTGTTTATCTTCTTTTTTCATACTTGCAATTTCTAACAATCGTTTTTTATTCTCTCTTAAAAATTGTTTCAATTTTTCCAAAGCCATTGTCTTTTGGATTTTCTCTAAAGCCATTCTCTTTTTTTCTCTTTTCTTTTCTTTCTCAATAATCTTTCTTTGTTTTTCTTCTTGTCTTTCTTGTATCTTTCTTTCTTTTTCAAGGCTCTTTTGTAGTTCTTTATCAATTCGTTTCTGTTCTCTTTCTCGTTCTCGTTCTTGTTCTCGTGCTACTCGTTCATCTTCCTTTTGTTTTTCCAATGCTTCTTGCTCCAATAATGCTTGTTGGGCTATGGCATCTGCTTGTGCGGGGTCTTGTAATTCATAATCTTCAACTTCTGGTTCTTTTTCCTCACCAACAAAGGATACATCAAGCATATCATAATCAGGACTAACCATTTTTCTTAATAGTTCAACTTGTTCCATCAACAGTCTTTTCTTTTCACCTTTTGCTTTGGCTATTTCTCGTTCCTTGGTTAGTATAGCACCTGCTATTGTTTGTGAATATTCTCGGTCTATACTTCCCAGTCTGTTTGTCTTAACAAAATTTCTCATTTCTATTTTCACATCTTCAATGGGAGAACCATCATCTTTCATAATAACTGCATGACCAAGGACATCCATAATTTTTTTACAAATGTTTAAAAATAATTGTTGTGTATTCAATGCCTTTCTATCTCGTTCAACAACAAGAGGATTGTAGTCTGCCTCCAATAATTTTATTAAATCTTCAAATGTTTCCAAATACTTTACTATCAAAGGAAGAGAAAACTTATATGTGTGAGTTTCAACAATTTTTAATACTTGGTATAATTCGGCAGTTGTTGAAATGTCATATACGCCACTTTGAACGCTATTATTTATTTTTTGAATTGTTGTATTGAGTTCATCAATGACTGGACTTTCATCAAACTCTGATATTTCATCTTCAACCATTTGTAATGGTTGTTTTCCAGTTTCTCTTAATCGTTTCTTTATCAAGTTTCCAACAACATCATAATTATTGGCTTCAGCATTCATATAATTACCAATGCTTTCTCTGGCTCGTTTCACAGCATCACGATATGATATACCACTAACAGCATTAATAAGTTCTTGGTTCTTTTGTTTTGCGTTGATGTCTAATGATGGATTGTTTAGAACTAATACACCATTTATTTTATCCACTTGCGGTCTCGAAGCGACATTCACAACAGGTTGTTTATTTTTCGTTATGTTTGAAAGCTGTGTTTTATACAATTGCATAATTTGGGATTTACTCATTAATATATATATAAGAGTTATATAAAAAATATTATTTTATAATGTAAATTTAATATTATGACCTATTGGGATAAAAAAGAGAATTACAGTTTATCAAGTCAAGATTTAACAAAATTAGTTGGAGGAGTTCCAATTATAAAATATCCTGATTTACAATACTATGATGTCAATAAGTTTCTTAAATTATTTAGTAATCCAAAGAGTGGATTTATATTATTTTTTGAAACTGAAAATGCTACTACAGGACATTGGGAAACCTGTTTTATGAATAGTAAGAACATACACTTTTTTGATAGTTATGGTCTTAAGCCAGATGAAGCACAAGACTATTTAAGTAAAAATACTGACATCAAATTACAAGAAAATAAACCGTATTTAACAAACCTTTTCAGTCAGTGTATGGATATGGGTTATAACTGTTTTTATAGTGTGTATAAATATCAAGAAATGCTTGGGAATGTATCCACTTGTGGAAGATGGAGTGCAACAAGGCTATTCAATCACACCAAAACAGACAGCCAATTCCTTGACTATATGACTTCCTTGAAGAAACGATGGGGAGCAAAAACATTTGATGAGACTGTTGTAGAATTAACTTTTCAGTATTTAGGAAAATAATATTTTATCATTCTTATTTATATATAAATGAATAATTTAGACTATGTTTATTACAACGCCTTAATAACCTGTAAAAAATCACAACCAACTGACCCTGATTTACCTTGTATATTCACTGAAAACCGAGACACAAGCATATTTTTAGATGCTACAAAATATAAGTTCTCAATTGTTTCTGCAACTGTAGAAAGCACAAATATCCCAATATGGATACCACAAATTGACACTACACAAGGAAACCCTAATATAACAACCTATAATGTTGAGTTGTCTTGTAATATTACTGTGGGTAGTCATAACACAACAATAAAAAGCAATCCAGTTAGTCTGGTTTATCAATGTAGAAACAAGTTAAGCGGAAGCAATCCACCTGCTACATTTGGTCGTCAATTTGTTGATGATGAATATTTTTGGGTATATAATATGCAAGACTTTTGTGATATGTTTAATGTAGCATTGTCATCTGCTTATAATGACTTGGCACAACTTATAAGGGCTTGGGGAGCTTTAAATAATTTAGGAACTGGATTTAACTTACAAACTAAATGTCCTAAAATAACCTTTCAAAATAACATATTTTCAATTTATTATGACGCAAATGGGTTTGGAGATGGTGATGCTACAAGCAATGGAACATCTCAAGTTGAACTTATGGAACTATATTTAAACGATGCTCTACAAAATCTATTAAAGAATTTCCCTTGTGTATATTCGTATGATAGTGAAGATAAAATGAACTGGAAAATGTTAGTCTCCAACAAATATTACAACAATACAACTGTAAATACTAAACTTTATTATATAGAACAACAAACATATAACAGTATTTCCAATATATGGTCTCCTGTATCGTCCATTGTTTTTACTTCTTCAATGGGTATAAGGAATGAATTAGTATCTCAAACTCAAATTTTAAGTTCATTAAATCAAAGCAATAACAATTCAAACAATATAGAACAAATTATTAATGATATACGATTACCAATAGATAATCCAACTGATTATAATACATTTATCGTTTATACCCCTACAGAAAGACGATATAGTGATATTCTCGTGAATGACTTGAAAACAATTTCTATTTCAGTGTATTGGAAATCTAAGTTTGGTATAAACAGAAATATTTATTTATCAGATGGTTGTTCTATGACTGTGAAAATGCTGTTTGAAAAAAAGGTATAAATTATTTATTATAAGTTAATTTACTAACTGTATGAAATATTTTTTTATATATTTCAATTATATAATGCAATCTTCTAAAATTAACATTCTTGACAGTCGTCTCGTCTCAAAAGAACCTGTTGTCCCTCTTATCCGTGGTGCTTCTAATATTTCTAAATTAACTGTTGCCCCTGTTGGAGGCACTGCTTCTTTGAATAACATACAGTATAATGTGCAAATCACTGCCCCTAACACTTGTTTAGACCGTGGTTTCTACCATCAAGTCAAATGCACATTAAGACTTCCTTTTACAAACAAATCAACAACTACTATAACCAGTGATGGCTTAAATGTGGCAAACTTTATAAATGCAAACAACTTGACATATGGAGACTATCCTTTATCATCTATATTTGACAGTGTATCCCTTTCAGTCAATGAAAAACAAATTTGTTCTTACTCTGCTACTGAACTTAGAAACATATTAATCCGTATGAATAATGTTAAAAAGAATATAGAAAGTATCCCTTGCCCTTCTTGTGTTGAAACTGGTTATGCCAATGTTGCCGATGCTTGGCTCACATCTTCTAATAGTAATGCTACTTACGCAGATAGTAAAACTGGTTTTGTCCCCAATGGTGCTTTCTCATATACACTTGGTGCTGTATATACAACTGTCTCTGGAACTGTTGGATACATTGCACCTAATGGAACTGGTTTTGTAGATGTAGTAGTTTCAACCATTGAACCTTTGATTATGCCTTTCTTCTCTCATTTGAATGACAGTGAAGAAGAACAAGGTATGTATTATGTGCGAAATGTCGTATTAAATATGACTATTGCTTCAACTATCAACCGTGTGTTTAGATACAATGGTGCATCACTTAATACAGGTGCAGCGACTGCATCAACCCTCGCTCAAATCACAGGAAACCCTGTTTTGATGAGTATTGACAGCTCTACTAAACTCCATTATAAAATATTGTCTTCTCCTCTTTATGATGGTTTCCGTCTTCCTACTCCTGTTGCAACTCTTAAGACATTCACTGTTTCATCTTCTTCTGTAAGTGGTGAAGGTTGGTCTGCCCAAGCAATTGATGCAACCGCCCAAGCAAGTCTAACCCAAATGAAAACATCTGGTTCTCTTCCTCGTTATGTAATTCTTGCTGGACGAAAACAATTTACAAGTTATGATGTCGGTGAAGCAAATTGGTTTTATCCAATTACTAAAGTCTCAATCAACTCTGAAAACGGACAAAACCTAATGTCTTCTTTTGGCGATTATGACTTATACCAAATGAACCGTCAAAATGGTATTTCTTCTTCTTGGATTGAAGCATATGGAAGTGCCAATACCATTGACTATTCTTCATCTGGTGCTGTTGCAGGTGCTGTTTCTGCTCCATTGTGTTCTTGCCCTTTGATTTTGGAATTCGGTAAAGACATCCCTTTACCTGTTGGTGTTGTCCCAGGTTCTGCTGGTTCATTCTCTTATGATTTCACGGTGTCTTTCAGGTCTCAATTTGCAAATCCACAACCTCTTGTATTAACTGTTTGTTATGTGTATGATGCATACTTAACAATCAACTCATCTACCCTTGAAGCCGACTTTGTTAAATCTAACCTTACCTTTGATGAAGTTGTTGGGTCTTCTGTATCTGCTCCAAGTGATGAAGTCCAACAAGAAAGTGGTGCTGGTTTAATGAACCGAATGAATAACTTAAATGTCGCACAACGAAGTAATATTAATGGTGGTAGATTAACAGGAGGTGGAATTGTGGCTGGTGGTGCTTTGAGACGAGTAAAACATTAAAAAAAACTATTATTTTTTCGTAAATTTATTATATAAGTTTAATATATAATAAAATACTGTAATTATGGCTCTCCGTAATATATGGAACACAACTCAAAAACAATTTCAAATGTCTTCACTTGATGTTGATAATTTTGAAATTGACAATATCCCTATCAATGGCATTACTGGAGCAACTGGTTCTAACGGTTCCGTGGGCTCACTTTCTCAAGTCTTAGGGGTTTCAAACAATGCAAACAACTTGAATATAACCAATGTCAATCAAATGCAATGCAATAATGGGGTTGTATTTGGAACTACTGGGACTTTAGGAAATTTACAATTTAATTACAACAATTCAACTGGTTCAAACTTTTCTATTTCTTCTGGTTCATCTACTTCTGGGGATGTTGAATTTGCTTATTGGAACAATTCAGGGAAACAGTCGCAACCTATGACAATAAATACTGATGGGACTTTATATTTAGGTGATAATACAGTGTCAAATCCTATGGTTTATATTGTTAATAGTGCTGGTGTTCGTTCAAGAATATATGACCAAACATTTAATCCTCCCCCTATGTCAGGAATTACTGGGGCTACTGGCTCAATTCCAATCCCTATACCTTCCGCTCCCACATTCCAATCTTTAACTACCACTGGGAACATTATTTGTGGTGGAGACTTCATCTGTAATAGCAGTGCATCTTTTGATGAAACAATTGAGATTGGAAACGACAATACTTCAAGTCAGCCTACTGTTTATATGTATGGTGGAGGAGGAGGGAAAACTTGGACTATTTCACAAAACTTACCATCTCTTGAAACCAGTTCTTTTGCATTGTCCTATGGCACGGGTCAGAATTTTGTTCCTCAACTTGTTCTTAAACCCAGTGGGGACATCATCTTAGGCGATACTGGCTCCAACAATGTATATGTCAATGGACCAAACGGCATCTCTCGTGTGCTGGATGTCAAATACAATCCACCATCTGGTAGTTCCTCTGTCATTGGAAATTTGGCTTTCGTCAGTGTAGCTCAAAACATCCCTGACAATACAACTACTGTAATCAAATGGGCTACTGACAATTCACATACTGTAAATGCTTCAAACATTACTGCTATTTGTAATGTATCCCCATCCACAGGATACTTCTACTTTACAAATACGACACCTGCTTTAGTCCAGTTTCAAGGGTATATTACTTTCGGGGTAAGTGCAAACACAGGAACAAGCACAATTGCCCTAAACGCAATTACAGAAGGTGTCAATAACGGCGTAGTGATACAACAAATATCTCAACCAGTCATATTCGGTATAGGATACACTCAATCATTTTCCATTATTACAACTGTCAGCGATGGAGACATTCTTGTTTTTTCTGCCTTCATCACTGGGACAAATCTTGGAACAATCCCCGCTCAAACATCAGTTCTTAACTTAACTCGCTTGTGTTAAAACAAAATTACTTTTTCTCAACCATTGTAAATTATTTTATAGTGTAAATATATAAATGAATTTTATTAAAGATATGTTTAGTCCCAAAAAAGGATATAACAACAAATCTACTGCGACCATCAAGAAGTATGGTGATTTACGAATTATGAAAATTAATGTCTATAGAAAACCTGTAGAAAAGGCATTGACTGGCGTATTGAATTTAATATCATTAGGTAAATTCAACAAGGGAAAAGATAAAACACCATATGATAGATTGTTCCATCTTGGATTATTTTGTATTTTGAAAAATGAAAATGCGGGATACACTAATGTCTTATGTGAGAAAAACGCAGTTGTTGAAATCACTAAAACAACATTTGATATAAATAAATTTGGTGAAACTATGGTCGTGAATGTATCTGGTGATTTGACTTTGAATGAGTTATTAGAAGGAGGACAGGAACAACTTGGAGACAAATATTTTCCATACAATCCGTGGAATAATAACTGTCAATGGTATATCCGTGCGTTATTACAAGGCTCTCCAAATAATATTGATTACACAGACAAATTAAATGAATTTGTATTTCAAGACATTGAAGAAATTGTAAAAGAAACTCCTAAATTTTCACAAAAAATAGCAAGTGGTATTACTACTTTAGGGGGTTTGTTTGATAAAGTAATTGGGGGTAATTTAACACTACACGCAATTAAAATTAAAAAGAATGTGGATAAAAATAAACAACTGGAACACATTAAACATATAACGAATTCAAATAAAACATTATTGATGAAAGAAATGAAAAATGTTAATTCATATCGTGTCATTCCTAAAACCAAATTCAAAAATAAAAGTTGGAAATCCAAGAAAGTGAATAGTGATATTACACTTGTATTTGGAGAACTGAAGTGATTTATTTCTTTTGATGTTTCTTGAGAACGGATGCGAGTTTTTCTAATAACCCTGACTTATGGAGTTTCTCTATAATTTTGGGATGAACTTTATGAGACTTTAAAAAGCCTCCAAGTTTTCCCCCTGTGAGATACTTACTGTTTTCTTCTTCTTGTTTCATTCTGCGTTCGTGCTTTTGCATATCTTTCTGTATTTGTTCTTTCACTTTTAGTTCCTCATCTATATCATCCTGTGTTTTGGCTCGTCTTTCTAATGTAAATATTCTTGGAGGAAACCTTCTATATTTTATTTCATTTACAGGTGCAGACCTTGGGTCTATTGCAATCGCTTCATAATACTTTATTTTATCGGCATTATCTCCATACATTTCATACCTATGTTTATAGTAATCGCCTACATATTGATAGGGTGTTCCAGTTCCTGCTATGGGTCTTGGAATACCAATTCGCCTTCTTCCTCTTTGAGCTGGTTCTCCTCTCAGTGGCATTGTAGGCAGTTTTATAATTGGAAAATAATTATCAGACATTGTATATTATATAATTGTGTTATATAATATTTTTCTACTTACTAAAATAATTGGGATATTTCTCTTTGAAACTATCACTGGCTTGTTTCATTGTCATTCCTTTCTTCATTAAATTACCAACATATTTTGCCCTGAATAACAATTTGGGGTTTATTTTTCTCTTTGCCTTCTTGCTTTCCTTCTTGCTTTCCTTCTTGCTTTGTTTCTCCATTGAACCGCCTTTGAGCCGTTTAGAAGCCTCATTTATTCCAAGATTGCCTAAGGATGTAGCCACTTTTGATATTTCTGGAGTATATTTAGTAAGGATGTTTGTCAATTTAGAAAATAGTCCTGCTCCTTCTAATTTTTGGATTGACTTTTCGTGTATGTTGTTCTTTTTGAGAAACGCTTTGAACTTTTGTGGTGTTAATTTTTCCATTGCTTATATATAATATAACTTATATTTATTTTTTACAATGTAAATATTTTAATATTTTTTTCATTGTGTAATTATATATTTATATGGAAGAACTGACACCAGAAGATTATGGCGATATGCCCTATCCAACTATTCAAGTATCTTATCCAACTCTTGCGGAACAACTACAAAGGTATTTTTGGTATTATCGTCAAGCAACTCAACAAGTTCAATTTTGTAGGGAACTATTAGATAGAATAAAACAAATTCGTGGTGAATTGGGTAGTGGTTTGGATTACCATAGTGAAGAAGCATTATGGGATGAAGCACACACGGCTACTTTTAATTTTAATACACATCGTGATGAAGCAAGAGCAATCAATGAAATATTGTTGAATTATGGTTATGGAGACCAAGGAGTTATATTGGCAATAATGTCTGATTATGTATATGCATCTCCCCCTACTATGAATGGTGATATGGCTATGTCAATTCAAGATTGGGGGAGAAGTTTGAGGATGAAATTGTTTAGAGAACTTCAAGAACTTGACAGAATGGAAGACGAAAAAATAGATGTGTTCCAAGAAATCAATGACTTCATAGGATTTAACTATGTAGAAGAAGAGGGAGGCACTAAAGACGAAACTGAAGACCCTCTACCAGTTGGAGGAAGTCTTGCTATTCACAGTGTTAAAATTAGGAATAATGTGAAACCTCATTTACATAAGAAGATATTATCTACTATTGTGGGTGGAAACTTGAAGAACCTGACAAGAAAAGATAATAAGACACATAGCATTCATCAAGTCATACCAAGAATGAAATTTCAAAAAGGAAGTATCAAGACTGATAAATTACACGATGATATTTATGTATTGTATGGTGAATTAAATCAATAATATTTTTTTATATAAGTAATATATATATAAAAAAATAATATGGAAAATATGAGTTTTGAGGAAAAACTACAAAATATCTATAAATATGAACCTAAAAAATATCTTAGAAGTGTGAAGAACGCTTTGAGACGCTCAACAATATATACTGAAGATGATATTCGTTCCGTTGATTTTAGTAATAAGAAAAATAAAAAA